TAAATTTTACTGTGTGATGGATTGTAAAGTTTTGTATTTTCCGACACAAGTTGAGTCAAATCTCCATCAGAAGAAAATATTATCTTTTTTTCTTTTGGGGAATTTTGAGAATAGTAAGCAATCGCGTCATCAGTTTCACAAAATTCATATTCACCTTGTCTAACAAATAGTTCTTCTAAATACTGTTTAACGCGATTGCGTTGTTTACCGTAAGAATGTACTTCTTCTTCTGTTCTAATTCTAGATTTACGATTTTCTTTGTATTGATGGTAATACCTCTTTCTTGTTAGAGAACCGTCTTGACCATCCCAAAATACAACAATTTTGTCTAAGTGGTGAATTTCTATTGTTCTTCGAAGTGTGTTCACAAAATGGTATATTGCACCAATGTGTTCACCTTTATAGAAATGATTTTTTAAACCAAAAAAACCAATAGTTAATAAATTATCACCATCTACTAATAGTACGTTAGACATTAATCATTGTTATTACAGGTTGAACAAAAAAAAATTAATCTTCATCATCACAGTCAACTGTTGTTGATTCTGATAATTCAAAATCCCCACCACCCAATTTTTCTTTCCAAAAATTAGAGTATTCTTTTTTGTATAACTCTAATGCTTCTTTTGTGTCGGCAATGTATCCATAGTGAACAACAATAACCTTACCGTCTTTGTATCCTAAACCATTTACGTGGTTTTTGAGAATAGAAATTTTCGTTCTAACTGCATATGATATTTTTCTACCATCTTTAACTGCGTCAATATGATTGATACCTGATTTTTTCTGATTCCCAAAAAGGAAAACAAGTGCAGATGCTAACCAAAGAGCTTCACCACCTTTTGCTTTGATTTCTGGTTGACCAAAGGGATTGTCAGGTAATTCTACCCATGGTTGATTAACCACCACCATTGTAAGGTAATATGGGTTTTCTTTAGTTGGGTAATCTTCTTTTTTAGATTTAGTAATTCTAGAGTGAACACCCATACCGATTTTATCCGATAAAACACTTGCGTTGTGTTGTTTACCACCTTTACCATCGAAGGTCATCTTACAAGGTATTGAACCTACAGAATCCCAACAGAACAAAATGTGTCTTGGAATCTCACCTTTTTCGTGAGCATCTATAACTTCATTAACAAAATCAGTTGCTTGTTCAATGTATTCGAATGAGTCGTTAAAAATAAAATCACCCACCCATTCTCCGTCAGAATTTTTCTCTGCCTGAAAACCTAATTCAAGTGCGTGTTCCCATTTCCATTTTCTTTCTGTAATGATAAGAACAGGTAAATGACCTTTTCTTTGTGCATCAACCGCAGCCAAAATCATTGCAGTGGTTTTCGATGAGTTAGTGTGACCAAGAAACATGTTAATGTTACCCATCACAGGTCCCGGTAATCCACATGCGTTATTAAACGCTTCTCCACAGTAATAAAAATTTTCATCTTTATATTTTGTTTTGGTGGAGAATTTTGATATATAATCAAATTCTTTTTTCTTAATTGCCATAGGTATATTTGTAAAATTCTTGTAGTGTTTCTAACTTATCTGTTGCATTTGCAAGTTTCTCAACGAACTTATTCATTTCCTCCAAATGTTGTGGGTGTTCACCGATTCCAACTGGATTTTCCATGTAAATCATTAAAGTCGCCTTGGATTCTGCAATTTCACTCTCATATTTTTTAACGAGAGATTCGTACATTAGATTTTTAATTGTCATGTTTTAAATTTTAAAAAGTACTTGGACACCACATTAATGCGAATGTCCAAGTACAAGTTGAGTATTTTTAGAATGGTAAATCATCATCTCCGTCAACCTCTTCTTGAGGATGATAATCAGGAACTGATGTTTTTTGAGTTGGTGGTGTGGATGGTGTGGATGGTGTCATAAATTCTGAATTTTCAGAAGAGTTTGATACCCATTTGCTAGTTGCAGAATCCCATTTTGGAACTTCTCCTTTAGCAATCATCTCAAGATAGTCTTCAGGTTTTTTAGAATAAACATCTGACCAAGTTAAATCATCGCTCAACCAAGTATCTGAAACACTTTTTTCAGTGTGTAATGAACTTTGGTCTTCAGGGATAATAGAGGTGATTGTTGTATACTCTCTACCATTACCCGATTTAGTTAAATTTAAATTAATGACAAGGTCTCTACCTTTTTCGGGGTCAGTAATATCACCCTTGTTTTTGAAAAGAGGGAAAATTTTATCCAACACACCTTCATTTTTAGTGTTGTGTTTAAAACGCCAAAATTTTACACCATCTTGTTCGTTTTCTCTGTCGATAACTTTTACAATGTAAAATTTACGAGAACGGTATTGACGAGCCAATACTTTATCTGACTCCACTCCGGTCATCATTAAACCTTCATGAACTTCATTAAGTGGTGAACGTTTACCTTCTTGTTTAGGGTCATAAAGTTTCACCCAATTTCCGTCTACTTGAACCTCATGGAAGTAAACTTCAACAAATGGACTTCCACCATTTGGTGCCGGTAGAATTCGAATTCGTCTCTCACCACTGCGAGCACCTTTCGGTAATACCGTAGTGAAATACTTTTTCATTCTGTCTTCTTGAGACACCTTGTTACTGTTGCCGCTCGCGGCGTTTTTGTTGTACTGAGCCAGTACTGCTTCTAATGTTGACATAATAATTGATTTTAAATTGTTAAACTGTTTGTATGTAAAGTATAAATAAAAAAAGTCAGACTTCAAAATCTGACTTGTATTTTTTTCAAAAAAAGTTCAAACTCTTACTCTAGAGTTAAAAGATACAATAATTTATTCAATAAACCAACCATCTCATCTCTTAAATTTAAAAGGTCGGTATCTCTTGTTTCATCTAAATCGGATGAAAACTCTATTAATGCATCGACACATGTCTTTATCATGTCCGAAGGATTCATTTCAGATAAATTTATAAGTGTGATATTTTTTGTATCATCATCCAACACAAATCTTCCGTATTTACCCATTGATGATTCTACGAATTCATCAATTAGTTCTCCTAAATCTTCATACACATCACCAAACGCCTTGTGTCTTGCAAGACCTTTGGTTTGCCAATGATTTATTTTTAATTGTGTCTGTAAACCTAATAAGAAATTTATCTTAGAAGCTAAATTCATCTTCATCCGCATTAAAACTATTTCTTATGATGTCAGTAGAATAATTATCGATGTCTTGTTTCGTTAAAACATATTCATTTTTACCTGATTGTGCCATTTCTGGTTGTTTCTGAGCAAAAAACTCTTGTGGATTTTGATTAAATGGATATGAATCTAAAGAACGTAACTCAAGTTTTTCTTGAGGTGTCTTTTCTTTCATTGTGTCCATCTTTTGTCCTAATTCATCAATTTTATTCATTACCATATCCATTTGAGATAGTTTATTCTCTAAATCGGTTAGTTTGGTAAAAACGGTATCCATTTTACCAACAACCTCGGTATTATCAGATTTACTATCATCCAAATCTTTTTTAATCGATTTGGTCATGTTAACTAAGTCTGTAATATCAATTTCTTCAGTGTCATCAACAGGTGTTGACATATCTTCTGGTGTGGGTGCTGCAATATCTTCCGGTGCTGGTGGTGGAACATCTCCTTCCGCTCCCATGTCAGGTGCTGGTGGTGCAATATCAGGTGGTGGTACTTCACCTTGTTCCATTAAAGTCTTTGCATACTTATTAATCGCATTATATCTTGCGAGTTCTTCCATTAATGTTTTTTCTAATTTTTTCATAGTTAATCTTGTAAAAGTTGTCTACCGTCTTCGGTTATAAATTTTTTATTTAATCTTTCAACAATTCCGTCCTTAGACCTAATGACATAACACTCACCGGTCTGTAAATCACATTCCTCTCTTTCCATCCCATCATTTGAAACGGTTCTAATTTGTTTGGGGTTACTCATGTAGTTTTCCAAACTTTTATTTATTTTTTCGTTATTCATGGCTTTTTCTTTTATAAATATCTGTAAAGTTCGAAAACTTACATATTATTCCATTCTGAAATAAACAACGTCACCATCATACAAACCCAACTCAGACATTAATTTAGGTGATAACGCTAAACCATATTTTTGACCAATAGGTCCAACTGCAACAGGTCCTTCCGCAACTATACTTCCAAGACTTGAGTCTAATTGGTAATTTGGATTAACAATAACTTGTTTATTATTCTTTGGATTTTTAAATGTTGTTTTTGCCGTTCTAACCACATCATCAGTTATTGATTTGGATAATTGGAATCTCGTCATGAAGTATCTGTAATTAGACGAACTAATATCTGAAAACTTTATTCCATTCGCAATATTCATACTAACGGTAGGTTCTATTTTGTAATCTTTACCACCCATTTGTACAACTAATCCTCTTAACCATTCTCCGTTATTTTGAATTAATTGAATTGACCTAACTTCATTAAAACCATTATATGGTACACCAAATCTATTAATACCAACCGTTTCGATTATTTTTTCCGCAGTACCACCGTATACACCATATCTGTCAGTAATATATGAAACACCATCTTTCGGATAAACTACATTTTCTTCAGTTTTTGTTTTATTTTCTTGTCTTTGTTTGAATTTACCAATCGCTTTTGCTTGTATTTTATCAAATAAAATCCTATAACTAGCAACAAATGAATCTTTTGGGTCGGGTAGTGATGTATATGGTATTCTTGTACCAGCAAAAGTTGTTGATATCGTATTTGATTTAATACTATGATTTACTTCTGTAATCCAATATGAACCCTTAAACATTGGGATGTTTTTTAAATAGAAGAACATTGTTGGTTGTATCATCACATTACCCATCGATGATACCTCACATTTATATGACGCTTGTTTGTAGTAATCAAATAAACTCACGTCCACATTATGTACACCTGCACCGGATGATGACCTTGATAAATCTTCCAATACTTGAAATGATTCAGAAGTATTTTTTAATGTAGATTGGTCTAAAGTCACACCTTTGAAAATTCCTTGATTTTGGTCACCAAAACTTACCTCAAACGCAACTACCCTGTTTGATTTAGATAAATCGTTTTGTGAAAAACCTTCTAATGATGTAATCAACAAAGGATTGTTATTTTGACTACCAATATAGAAACTATCATCATTAAACTTGTATGGTCTACTATTTGACATATCCAATCTTTTTGAACTTTGTCCAACTAATTGTATGATAATTTTTGGTGTTGCTTCTTGGTAATCAACCTCTAAAAATGTACCGAATAGTGTAGACGCAACTTTTTTAGATGGTGTTATTTTATTTTTATTTGTTAAATTATTTCCATAAAAATTAACATATGCAGGAAGTGCTCTCATATCTAAACCGGTTCCCTGTATCATCATTGATATGGCACTATACAGATTAACTGATGCATTTTCGGGTAATAATAATGGTTTAAATTTATCTATGTTTAGATATAATTTATCTCCAATATCTCTATTCGCTTTATCTAAAAATAGAAACTCTTCAAGTAATAATCTTTGACCGATTGAATTACCGGCCGTCCATTTATCATTAAATGATTTAAATGTGTTGTATAATTCTATTTTGGTATCATCAGTATTATACCCCCTGAATATGTCTATTCTTGAATTTGTGTTTTTAGCTTTAGACGAATCTAATTTCGCTAATTGGGGTAATAATATTGCCATAAAGTGTACCAATCTAACATCAGCACCGTTAGCAATAAGTTGACCGTCATCGTTTTTAAGTATTATTTGATTGGTTAAATATTGTTTAAACGCGGATTTAGTATTCACACCACCCGATTTTCGATATCCACCATAAATTAAAATTAATGACCTATGACTTTTTATGTTTTCTTCGGTTAATCTTATATCATTTATACTGAAGAAATCAAGATAATAACCATCGAT